GTTGTGAAACGAGTGTGACCCCCGCGCACGTCAGCTACTCCAGCAAGTGAACAAGTTCACAGCCTTTCTCGACCTCGTGCCCTGGCAAGTCACGCCCAACCATCTCAACGAATCTCTCACAACCAGAGATCCTGAAACCACGCTTGATTACTCCTCAAACGCGAAAGAAGTTTGTTTTATTAACCCTAAAACAACAAAGAGTGCTGATACACAGCTTAAGCAAAGCAAAACTACAATCACTCAGGGCGTAGCCAAATTTACGTCTGGCCACACTCCCAGTTGACTTGTGGCGGTCAAGGGTGACGCGCCAGTCTTCAACACTCCTGCACCCAGGTAACCACCAAAGTGCCAGTCATCACCAACCGCAACGAATGTCTGTACACTGTACTTATATGTAGGATATAACAACTGGGGAGTTGTAGTACCTGACGAATAAGTAGTAGGTCCAGAAACCCGACACGCAACTCCAAACGTTCCACTCGAATGTACCGAATCGTATCCAGCCGCCACTTCTGATGCACCACCAGTTCGCGCCAGCAGAAAATTGTAAATTGAGATGTGGGGCACCTCAAATTCTAAAATTCCATTGTCGCTATTCCAAGTCGATCGAGGCATATCATATCCTCTCATCTTCGACACACGCACGCCAGGGTTAAAACTTGATGCACTCAACGGATCATATGAAATCCAATTGAACATCAACGCATTCATCGCCTCCGGGGTCGCAGTCCATCGCGTGTAGGGAGAATGAAAACCAAGCATCTGCACTTGTGGGCGCATCAACAGATTCTTCATCTCCTCACTTCCATTCCAGGTCTTCAACTCCTCAATCATCTCCAAGCTCGGAAACGCCTTTGCTATGAATTTAAACCGCAGTGATCCCCTCATCCACCGATAAGGAGCTGCAATCTTCATCCACATCGCAGGCACATACTGGATATAACGCAGAGCCGATGATTCAGGGTTCACGAAATCCGTTTGTCCAAACAAAGTGTCCACCGATCCGATAAGTCCAACCGTCCGTCGTGAAGCAGCATAAGCCGTCACAACCGTATCCGCCTCCAAGAAATATTGCCCGCATGACGCGTAAGCTTTCATGTAATCGACAAGATTCATTGTAGGTTGCCCAACAATGCTTTTCGATTGCATGATTGCCCCGGTCCCAACAGTCATATCTGGCGTTCGTGTTGCATCCGCTGACACAACATCATCCGTTCGTTCTTCATCTCCTTGAACCGCCGCAGCATAAAAACTCGCTCCACCAAGATCCGGTCGAAACAATTCAAAATCCTCGCCTGCTCCAAAGTAAACGTTGATCTGTACCAAAGGCGCAACACCACTCGTCACAACCAATTTGTTCAACACTCGCAAAGAAATCGTGCCCAAAGACGTTTGGGATCCAATCTCGCCGGTCTTGTCCGAATTGATAATCCTCATCACTTTCGTGAGTGAATGATAATCAACATCAATAACATAATCACGTTTTCCATCGCCAATGTCGAACACCACCGAATACTGATTTGACACTTTCTCCACCGTGTCGGGTGGGGTATTCGAACCATAGTTGACACCAAACAGTAACTTTCCCGAATGATATTGGGATCCAACAATCTGGAAACGCCAACGCAATTTTCCCCTCCAAAAGGAGTGAAAACTCGCGTAGTATTCCAATGCTGAATACTGCGCGCTCGAATCCCACGCAATAGGATTACCATTAGCCCAGGGGTTAATCTGCTGCTCATGGATAATCGTATTGACTGCCATGTCCGTCGTCCAATCCTTCGTAATCGCCAGTGAGGGTCTTTCCGTCAAGTATTTGATCTCCGTCTCTTCCACTCCAGTTTTAAAGAAGTCCATCTGATACGCTCTTTCATCTCCAGGAAAATAATCCAGTCTCTCGACCTGATCAATTTGCTGGGCATTCGAGAGGTATCCCATTTGTCGAATAATTTGTCGTTCAGGCTGCAATGTATTATTTGGGTAATCCATTCCAAGCCCTTCCGTCACCTTATCCAGTACGTCACCAACGATGTTGTTCGGTAAGATCTTATGCACCAATCCTTTTGCTGCTCCACCCAACGCAGATCCCAACAACGCCATCATCTGCACATCCGTAGGTCCACTCCGTCTTGCCGCATTCGCTTTGGGCGCGGGAACAGAAAAGCGCGCATTTTCAAATGAAACATACACCGTATACGGGAGCAATTGACTTGCACCCGCAGCGGCGTACAGTTTATTGAAAACCGCTATTCTGATCGTACCCAAACTGTTCCACGTCACCGCGCCTGTCTCCTGATCCGTCAACGAAATAAAGTCTCGCAAATGCCTAAAAGGCACCAGCAACTCCATCGTCGTTGAACGCGAAGCATCCGCCATTGCATGTTGTATCATCGTGATACGCGCTCGATTCATCTCGCCTAGGATATAATCCGTGGCGTGAGGAACAAAGAACGTGACCAGGGTTCCTTGATGAAAGGGAGTTCCCTCTACCGTCACCTTAACTCGCACATTTCCAGTCCAATACAAGAAATTGTCAAAACCCAAGCGATTTATCTGAGAATTCAGTAAATCGCGTGGGACGACAAAATCTTGCAGGACTGCGCCAGCACTCGATCCAGTCAGCCATTCTCCTGATGTAACATATGACCATTTCGCCGCCGTGTCTTCAAGAGACCACCGCTGATCTCCGGAGGCTTCCGCACCATCCGCTCCCATGCCCGCCAAACGTCCTTGCGTTGGTTCAGCCAACATGGGAGATGGATTCGTGATCGTCGTTCCATGTCTCGTGTCCATCTGTACAAGCTCAGGTCCAGTCTTCCGTTTTGCAACTGTGAAATTGAAAATGTCATCCTGAATTGGTATTGCACCAAGCATCCCATGGAGTTCTCGCAACTCACTGTATGTATAAAAATGGGCTTTCGTATGCATTTGCCAAGCGCGTTTGATTTTCTCCAAAAACACGTTAAATTCCTTTTCTCCATAGAAGAACATGAAACGTAACGCAGTATTGCAGTTATCAATACACGCCTGGACAGGATCATTACACTTCCGATACCAGTTCGTCAAGTCATACACAGTGTCCAAGTCCATAAGGGGCACATACCGCATGCCGTCGAATCGAATCTTTCGTTTTAGAAACGATAGATCCACGATCTTCTCTGTTTCCGGGGCCAACTTCGCATCCGTCTTACTCGCCGTCGTATATTCAATTCCAAGATCTCCAAACGCTTTCGAAACTGTCCGCATGTTGAACCATCGTGCCAAACTTGGCGCCACAGCAATAATATTATCATCACCGTACGCAAACATTCGCACGAACTTGTTGAAAACCGTCAGCGACCTAAGTTGCACAGGCACTACCTTCATAAAAACGTAGCGCATGTAAACCATGTTCACTAACGTGTTCAACACCGCAGTCATCGGGTTTCCAGACGGATTTCCACCGCTCTTCTGATACACAACCTTATTACAAATACACGCCGTGTGCGCTATCTCGTCGAACAAGGTATCCAACACGTTGTCATCTTCCACCGTCCATCCTTTTGCTTGTCGCATCCAAGGCTTAACCACGTATTCACACACCGCATCCATAACCTGCGACGATAGAGTTCCATCATATCGTCCAAAGTCTCCAGCAAATCCAACATCTGAAACATTCAATAACTTCGTCACCAATTCATCCCAATCCGCACTCTCAGCGTTTATGCCTATAGCAGACTCCGTCTGCAGTTTTGTCGCCATCACATGGGACAAAAACTGCAGCGTGTACTTTCTACACAGCATGGTGAAATCCACTGGAGGAATAGTAAAGATCCGCGTCTTACCATCCAACGCCTTCTCCAATGGCCGCAATTCGTCCTTCTTGCAATTCGTCCAAACGCTCAAGATACGCTCGCGCGCACGCGCTTTCTCCTCTCTCAGCCTGAATTGTTGCTCCAACTCAGGAAGAGGAAAACGCCGTTCGCCTTCGCTACCAAAGAAACATTCCTTTCCTTGTGTGCCACCGTCTTTCAACGTGCACCAAGGCCATCCAGCTGAGGTCTTCAAGTCCATCCTTTCGCAGCACTGCACCAAGGGATTTCCGTTCACAACTTCATCATCCGTCAATTTCCGGGGTTCCAAACCAGACTTCAACGACATGAAGATGTGCCCAACGTCCATTGCACATTCCTTCAGTAAGTCTTCTTCAAACTTTCCACAGGGAACACCAAACTTCTCGCATCCAACCGCCATAATGTTTTTCTTCACGCGCAGTCGCTTGTCCGTATCCCGCAAGATTGCAGGATGTCGTCTCGCTTTCTCCACTTTGTTCTGAATTAATGATGGTAAAATCATTGATTCTTCCGCCGCTCGAATTCGTCTGTTCATCGGCACAGGAGCAACCAGCATAAAGTTTCCTTTAGGTAGGGTACTCTCGTCCAATGCAACTTGCGACACCAAATCGCTCGTGGGGTCCATAATGGGTTCCTTGTGATAGGGTCCATTTCGTAACACATCCAACACAGTCCGTAGATCTTCTTGGGTCACAATTTGACC